TTGAGTATTCAATTGCAATGTCAATTGTTGGACACAAACCACAGGGCATGACTGCAGACTACGGCGAGGTTTTACTAGAGGACATGGCTAAAGAGCTACAACGAATACAATGATCTCTGAGAGAGTTGTGAGCTGCTGTGGGATATAAAAAATTAATTTGTGCCAATTTAATAAAATTAGGTTAGGGGTCAATGAGAAACCTTTCACCAGATTCTGTAAACTTTAAAGGAGTAACACCTATGGCTATTCCTGAATACATCGTTGGTGCAGGGATAGCCGCTTTACTTTCCCTATTTGGTGTTGCCTTCCGTCGTCTTGATACACAGGATCGCCGCATGGACAACCTCGAACTTAAGGTTGCAGAGCAGTACGTCACCAAAGAAGAATTCAACCAACGGTTCACTGAACTGTTCACGGTGCTGCATCGGATGGAAGATAAGATTGACTACAATGCAGACATGGCAGCAAAGATTGTAGGGAAGCGTGGTCTTTGACTACGTGACTACACTAGTTGCACTACTTTCTTATAAACTCAAAAATAAATACATAAAGTAGAGAATAAAAATAGGACTTTATAGAAAAGACCGTAGTTAAGTGTAGTCAGAGAGTTTTTTAGAATAGAGGTGTCGAGTTTAATTAGTCATGGAAATTCTTAACTCCGCTGAATTCTGGATTGTTGTAGCAGCTGCATCTGAAATCATTGCACTGAGTCCGTTGAAGGACAACAGCATCGTTCAACTGGTACTGCACGTGCTTGATAGTCTGAAGGGCAAAAGACTGAAGTGATCCATCTTTGACTCCTACCTTACTTATAGTCAAGGTAAGTTGCTAACAACAACGATGGGGATTCAGGAAGATTGGCGGGAACTTATGTTCTCGCTAAACGTGCTTCAGAAGGGTTCTGCTAAACGACAGTTCCGACACGCAATCAAAACCGCTTGGGGAGGATTATGTGCTTACTGCCGAGAACAAAGAGCCACTACTGTTGATCACCTGAAACCAAGGTGCAAAGGTGGCTCCGATCTCCGCTCCAATTTAATTCCGTGTTGTATAGACTGTAATCAGTCGAAAGGAAGTTTAGATTTTGAGGAATGGTTTACCACTCAAAATTTTTATAACCGAATAGCACACGATCTAATTGACGAATGGGTTGCCAACCAAAGACCTGAGTATGAAGAAGATGAAGAACCAACTGACAATCGAACAACGGTTTGCTCTGCAGAGAGCACGCTACGAAGCGGAACGTATGAGCCGGCCTGCGCTTGAGAAAACCGTAATCCGGCTCCTGCGTTCACGCATGGAGCAAAAGAATGGTATTCAAGAAACTCTCGCAAGCTCAGGTGTTCTTTTCCAAGTGAAGGAAGAAGCAGGTCCTATGCCTGAAATCATTAGTGAAGAAACATTCATGCTGCTTCTCACAATGCAGGATGATGACACCATTCCCCCGGACATTGAAGATGTGGGCTGGGAAGACGAAGATATTGATGGTGACGACTTCATATTTATCTGATTAATCTGCTAGATTTCAGGTAGTNATATAGACAAATAATGATTGGTTACATAGTCGGNCCTGTGATCGCCCTTGCTTTAGGCATGAAGTTCACTGTTTACACGAAGGATGAAACAATCAAAGCTCTTGAAGCAAAGATTGAAACTATTGAGAGTAAGATCCAAGCAGACGTTGCACAGCAGACGCTAGTTGCTATCGCTCCTATGGTTCGGGTTGTCAAAGATCTGAAGGATACTGTCGGGGTATAATAAGGTAGGTCTAGTGTGAAACAGTGGCGGTCAATTTAAGAAACAAACCTATTGATCGCCGCCGTTTATCTGCCGAAGATAGACANTTTGACACGTCTAAGCGTCAGAAAGCTTTGGCTATGGCCAAGCAGAGAAGAGGACAGGCTGCTTATCAATACAGCCGTCGTCCAAATACAACGCAGAAATACAGTGGTGGCAACGCATTTGCTGCTGGTATTGGTGCACAGCAAGCACGTCTGAGAAAGGTTGGTGACGAGCGTCGGGCGGCAGAAGCTTTGCGTCCTGACAAGGTCACAGATATTAAGAGCGATCTTTTCTAAAAGGGAACCCCCTCCGTGATCAGCGGAAGGGGTTTCAATTACCAGGGTGGAAACTACAAAAAACCCCTGAACTTCTGTAGCATAGAGCCTGCCGTAGTTCTTCTTCGGCTCGTACAGTAATCCTAGCAAAGAACATAAAAAATGGGGACTCGTTAGAGCCCCCTTTAATTATTTAGTTGTCAANCAACGGATGTAAGGAACACCACGATAAACAAACACACCGTGAACTTCGCTCAGATCGACGGTGTCGCTAACCGTAGGAATGCCACGGTAACGGGTTTCAGAAAGGCGGTGAACTTTCAGTTCATTTTTGGCGCGGTTCAGCTCTTTGCGAGCGTTTTCGATGGCGCGTGCTTCGATAGTAGTCATTGGAAACTCCAAGGTAAGGTGTGAAATTTCCCGTTCCTTCAGCCTCTGGCTTACTTGCGTCCACTNNGTGGATGAACGTTATATAAATTGTAGCGAATTACACTACTCAATGTCAAGGAATTGGGCTTCTAATAATGCCCTTTGTAAGGCATCTTTTATTTGACGGATGTCTTCCTGTTCGTCAGGATCACCACCAGGCCAGCGCTCAAGATACATCTCCATTGCTTGGAGAAGGATAATGATCCCCTGCTTATCGAGATCAATCCTAAACATTAGTGGCACTCTGCCCAGTTCGCCCCGATGTCTGCTGCTGCAGTAATGGGAACTTTAAAGTTGTAGTGTTTACCGGCAGCAGGTGCTGCTTCAACCAAGATTCTTGCAACGCGATCAGCTTCGCTTGGGATAACTGAGAATTGTTGTTCGTCATGTACGTATGCGCAACGTGTGTAATCAGAGTGATAAACAAGACCTGCATCATTAATCATATCTTGTCCAATAACTACCCAGCGTTTTGACAAAATTGCACCAGCTGATTGCAACAGGAAGTTGATAGCTGAGTGCTCTGCACGTACAAACACAGGACGTCCGTCTAAGCCCTTCAGCTGCCCCTCACGGCGTGCTTTGGCCTTGACAGCATTAACTAATGGCTCAAGACCTGGAATGGCGTCTAGGAACTTCTGACGCAGCTCTTTGCCCAGCTGCTTCTTACCTGCATCAGATAGAGCAGGATCGAGAGTGTGCCCAAGCTTGAGGTCACCTGCACCATAGATGAAAGCGTAGGTCAACGACTTCACTTCCTTACGTGTGCAGCCCACACGGTCAGCGTTCTGCTGGTGGATGTCTCCGTTGACGACAACGTCAGCAAATGCACCGTCATCAAAACGTGAGAGGTAGTGGCCCAAGCAGCGAAGCTCAAGACCCTCAAGGTCACAGCCAACCATTACGTGACCTGCATGTGGAACGAACAAACGTCGTGCCCAAGGTGCACTTACAACCTGCCCAAGGTTGGGACCCCGGTGAGCATTCCTACCGGTGACTGTTGCAAGGACGCAGCTGTGGTGAATACAGCCGTCATCTTCAATGGTATTGAACCAACTATTGGCACCCTCAGACAGCTGTCCGAGCCACTTCTGTAAAGTAAGCAGGCGGATAAACCACTCACATTCTTTGTGAAGCTTGGCGTTGTTTGACTGAAGAGCGTTGTCACGAATCTCAGACAACGTGGCCTCATCAACTTTCGGCTTACCAGTGTCAGTTGTCTTGTTGAACCGAGCACCGGAGTGAGTTTGTAGAGCCCAAGCAATGTGCTGCCTGCTGGTCGGATTGAACGACGTCAGCTTGGTCAGAGGTGACCCAGCGACATATCCATTCTTCTTGTCGTTGCGCTTAGGGGTAAAGACCTTACCAGGCACATAAAGAAAGCGGGATGTAATCTGTCCCTGAAGCGTTTCAACTTCTTCTTGTAATTCAGCACGTACTTTTTCTGCTTCTTTAACGTCAAACCTAAACCCTGATAGCTCTTGCTGAGCCATCAGGATTGCCATAGCCATTTCTAGTTCAACGAAATCATTCTTCATCAGCAGTCACTTCTCCTTTGTTGAAACCGAACTTAGTGTTAATTTCTTCTTCACGCTTCTTAGAGCGCTCACGATGGGCCAGCTTGGCCACATTCTCCATAACCTTAAGTATGTCCTCGACGCGAGCTTCAGGCATATTAGAAGCCACTACGTCATAGAGTGGGAAGAAGATATCAGCAGCTGCCTGCATCTCTTCAATTGTCAATGGTGCATCTTTCTTAGTCATCTTTTCTTTGTATAACAGTGTAGTCAGGGTAGTTCTTTTCTAGCTCATCTTTGAGCTTTTGTTGTGTTTCAGCCGTAGGCATTTTAACACAAATAATAATGGTCTTAGCTTCATGGTTCATACGAACCAAACGTAAATCATCCGGCATAGTCTTCAATCCTCCGCATCATAAGATCATATAGTTTTACTGTAACCAAGGTGTCTTGAACACAGTAATCAAGCATCTCAGGTGTGTAAACATCCCAGGCGTTTTCCTGCTTGCCAAACTCACCTTTGTTGCAACGTAAGCGATAACCCCAAGCAGCAAGGCCGTGAGAGCCATACAGCTTCTCAGGCATGCCCATAGGACGACGTTCGTAGTCACGATCGCGGATGTCTGGATAGAACAAACGAGATAAAACCAGAGTGTCAAATACTTCTCCTTGATAATCGAAGTCATAACCTTCTTGGATAAGTGGGATGTCGTAACTAGCAATATTGTGACCAACTAAAACTGGAGCACGCTTAAGTGCCTCAACACCCATAGTGATTGTGCTGTCCGGGCGGTTGTCGTAGACCGTGTAGTCTTCGGGATGCACACAGTCACGGGCAACAATGCAGTGAATGCGGCTGCCCTGGCGCAGAAGACCAGTGGATTCAATGTCAAAGAGTATTGGTGAGGTCATCGTCTTCATATTGTTGAACATCGTCAAAGCCTTTTTCAGCCGGACTTGACGTGTAGAGGTCTTTGTTTTGGAACTGCGATTCTTTGTCGTCGAAGCGAGGCGCTTGATTGTTTGTGCTGAAACGTTGGTCATCATCTTCAAAAAGGGGTTCGATAGATATGGATAGTTCGCGAGCTAGTCGTGATGCTCGTCTGAATTCATCTTTATAGTAAGGCTCCCACTCGTGTGCAAGAACAATAATCTTACGCACACCCATAAGGTGCAGTTGAAAAATATCTGCACTAAATGGATATCTGGTTGAGTAGAGAATGCACCCACCAAGGCTAGTGCCGTGCTTTGCAGCAGTAGCAATCGCATAAGAAACACAGTGGACTTCGACTCGGCAAGCTGCCAAAATCGAACGTCCTTCTCCAATGAGATCCCTGCCTCTGGTAATAACGCAACCGCCAGGAGCGATCGGATGGTTCGAGCCTTGTGCCACAGTCTTTGCAATAGACATAAAATACTTTTCAGGCTCTTCAATATATGTTGGATCACCTTTAATTGCTCCCATAATACTTGCACTTTGTGGCATATAGTCCTATATTAGTTATATAGAAACGGATATGCGAGCAATGGATTACGAGACTTTTTTGAAGGAAATGAATGAAGACAACAAGCACGGATTGCGTCTTGTTGAAGATGGCTTCACAACACTTGGAACACCACAAAAGAATATGGTTGATCATCCTTTGCACTACACAAAGGGTAAGACTGAAGTGATCGACATCATTGAAGATGCAATTCAAGATGCACCGTCCGTCGTCACTGGCATGCTCCAAGCTCAGGTACTGAAGTATCTGCTGCGTCTGTGGCTTAAGGAGAACTCTCTGCAAGATGCACAGAAAGCTCAGTGGTATCTGACTCGTCTGATTGACAAGCTGGACACTGCCGAGTGACGCTGGCGTTAGCCAGCTAGCATCTCTTAAAGAACAACAGCTCGTCTCTCAATTCAAGTTCTTCATGGGGCTTGACGTGAGGGGCGAGCTTTTCTAATACAAATTTATTGCTAAATAAGTTGTGCTTAACATAAGCAGAGATGCCTTCAGATAGCCATTCCTTAGTTGGGTTAAACCATTCATAAGGGATAAGGCAATCGTGTAGCTCAAAAGTTGGCTGCATGAGCCAGGTGTTAAGTTCCTCAAGGCGCTGTGCAGTCTTAATAATATGCTGTTCATGGGACAGCTCTACAGGAATATAAATGTCTTTAGTCTTCTTACATTGCAGTGCGTCACGCCAAGTAATTGTGCCATCACGAATGATGCAGCGACTTGGGTGAAATGAGTTTCCAGAAGGTAGAGGGAAGAGGATGCCCTTAGTAAAATATTTTTGCATCACACATCCCCCTTATGTTCTTCGTAATACTCTAGGTCTCGCTGCCAGTTGTCACCGGCCCATTCGTTATACGTGACACGACCGATGTCACGGAAGCTGTTGTAGAAAAGAGAAACTTTATCTACGTCAGAGATGACAGTATCTACAGGTGGACCATAGAGAATAATATTCCAGGTGCTTGGTGACACAGGCTCGAAGCCTTTGCTTGTAGCCCTAAGCTGCTTAATCCGTTTGAACGGAATGCACATAGGGAAGTCAAACAACACTGGAGCAGAGCGCATGATTTCAGAAGCGCTAGTGAAGAACACAAAGGAGTTGATGAAACCGTTACGGTATTCACTAATGGTTTTGTCAAGCCAAAGCTTAGTGTTACGCACAGCTCCCTTAGGGGCAACAAAGCAGTTGCCCTGCCAGTGCTCTTGCAGAGCATTGACTTCTACAGAAGGAACAGAAGTAGCGTCAACAAGTACCTGCTGAAGGGCATCAGAAGTAGGGTCAAAATCAATAGACCCCATAACAGTGCGTGCACGTTCAATTACCTGTGGAGTTGGATAGAGAGGAAGCTTTAGGTTTTGTGCAGCGAGCTTATTCTTTAGATTTTGCTGCTGCCTCAGAGAAGCTCTCTTGGCTCCTTCCTGCTTCGAGACTAAATGTTCTTGTTCCTGCATCTGAAATCAATGTAATTAACACAGTTTGTGTCCAATCATTGGCGTCAATGCGCTCCATCAGACCACGCAGGAAATCGATAACCTCTTCATCTTCGTGACGCTCAGCGACAGCAATATCTTTTTCAATGTCATAACCACTCATATAAGTAGTCGAGTCATTTTGAAGATTGATGATTAGAGAACCGGCGCCATAAACAGAGAATCCGTTAATAGCGATGGTGATTAGGTCAGTCAGCATTAGTTCTGCTGTGGCCTGCAGGAAGCGTTGCTCCTGCTCCTTCTCCTCACCGAACTTGTCGGAAGCTAGGAGCTGCTTTAGTAAGTCGTTGCGTCTTGACATGATTAAACTCTTGTATAACAATAAGAAAAATTAATAGTCATCTGTGGGTTTTTCTTCAGATTCGTCATCTAATTCGCCCAAAGAAGCTAAATCTGTGTTTGCCAGAAGGCCAGTCATCACAGCTTCAAACTTGTCGAGGTAAGAAGCATCCTTGCTGATAGCAATTTCATTGTGCTTAGCAATAGCTTCAGCACTCTCAGCTTTTTGCATTTCAGCCATAGCCTCTTCAATCATATATTCTTGAACTCTCTGCTTGAGAGTTTGAATTTGGATTGATAACTCAAAGCTATCCATATAGCTGTCGTCATCCACGAACACTCCTATCTTTTGAGGGATAAGATGAAAAGGATTACAGCAGTACTTATTGCCACAGGTAGTTTTAACTCCTGTGAAACCAAGATCACCCCAGCTAAACCACATAGCCACACGCTGAGGGTGATGCTGAGTTGACGAAGAAATGCCGTGTCTGCGCCATGCAAACTGAGGTTGACCCGTTCTTGCATTGATAGATCCGTTCCAGTTCCAACATTGATCGGGTGCTCCGATGTCAACTTGTGACCAGAACTTGAGTGCTTTCTTCCTAAACTTTTTAAGAAGTCTGTCAATGTCAAGGGAGATACGACCTTCGCGAGCCGCTGCGACGCAACGTACGCATGCTTGATGACTGTCGTAACGCATTGAGCTGGAGCTGAAACGACCCAGCGCATGACCTGTGTACAAGCAGAGTTCACTTTCCTCTGCTGTATTCGACATATTTTGATTACGCCTGCCATATGCGTGGCCACCTTTCTTCTTAGCAGGTTGTGCTTCAGACATTGCTGTAAGTCCCCCCGTGAGCTGGATACTGCTCTTCGAGAGGAAGCACATCAAGCATTGTTGAAATCATATATTCGTATCTTGTACTGTTCTCGTACTTAATACGAACAAGTTTTGCGCGAGGCGTGTAATACTCAGGGCGTCCCACTACAAGAGCAGTCTTGTCATTGTTTAGGTTGCGAACACGCATTCCAATCTGCAAGTATTTAGATTTCATTGGTATTACTTCTTTAGTTTATATATAACAAGAATAAAGAAAAGATGTGGACTAGAAGTCCAACATCTCTGTGGTTTCATCAATGTCATCACCCTTAGGGCGAATCCATAAACGAACTGTCCGACGCTTGCCTGTAGCAGCATCAGTACGTGTTGTAACTAGACGACGCCAGCCAAGAGTTTGCAGGACGTCACAGACACGACGGGACTCACGACGGCCTTGTTGACGTGGGTCAAGATCTAATGCATGGGTAAGAACATCAGCAGCAGAAACTTCTTTCTTGAGGTTGACGTAACTACCGATCTTGTCCATCCAAGGATCGGGATCACCGAACTCAGCGATGTAGTCAGCAATCTGAGCAATCTCACCTGAGTTGAACTCATAAGGAGTGTCTGCTTTGTACGCTGCTACTGCTGCAGCCCAAAGACTGTCACGCTCTTTGGCAAGCTTTTTCCAAGGGATAAGAAAGCCAGCACCAATCTCAAGTGGAACAAAGCGACGGTTGCCGGTGCTGTCCACCAAGAACTGGTTACGGTTGGTAGTACCAATCATCACAAAGCGACGGTGCAGAGACTCAGGCAGTGATGCATAAGGACGACGCACTTCGTCAACGCGAGTGGTGATGAGATTCTTGAAGTTCTCAATGTTTTTCGTGTGGAAGAAGTTGTCAATCTCAGGAAGCTCAAGCAACCAAGCAACGTGAAGCCTGTACTGCTCCTTCATCAAAGTTTCGAGAGGAGTAGTAACCTCAGCAAACAATTTCTCAGGCACAAGGCAACGGCTGAACATTGACTTACCTGCACCCTGAGCACCGACGAGAATCGGTAGCCAGGACATAGAGCAGCCAGGGTTGTAGGCACGTGCTACAGCGCCAATCATCATCCGCTGCATAGCTTTAGTGGCCAACGGATGTGGGTTGCCCAGGAATACTTCGCCAATGCGATCCCAGTCAGCGTGAGGAGTGAACTCAGCGCTACAGCGATCAAGGTAACGACGGATAGGACAATACTTATTCTTCAGAGCTGCGTACTGCACAGCTGCCTTGACACGCATTTCAGGAATGAACACACCGTGCTCAACTGAAAGCTTGGTTGTCATCAGGTCAAGGTCATTACCCTGAAGTTCGATCGTCCGTCCGTTGTCATCGTATTCAATAGCTGCAGTCAGCTCATTCTTACGAAGATTGGGAAGCA